TTTCTTTTTCATTTTCAATCCTCATTAAAATGGTAACATTGTCATACCAACTTTATTTAGTAGAAACTCCATAATAACTACAAATGTTATTCCACCTACTATTTGCCATGCCCAAAATCTCCATCCAGTTAAACTTTCTTGCCATTTACGAAACTTACTTCTCTTAGCCCACTCATATACTCCTAGCTTAGAGTTGATTTTATTTGCCCACCAACCCATATCAAATAGGTTACCAAACATAATTAATATTTTTCTCATATCTCAACCTTCTGATTCTGAGTTTTGAAATCTTTCTTTCTCATCACAGTTTTAGCTATCACTTTGTTAGCTTGTTTCATAAAAGGTATATTGATATTGGTTCTATCATCTGATGCTACTACTTGATTGTATTTATCTAAGAATGATAAAAACTCTTTTTTCTTTTTAGATAATCTTTTGAAGAACCCAATCAGTTCTGCTTTTGATATCTCTTTATCATTTCTTGGGTCATTTAACCTATCAAAGAAATGTTTATCTGTTAACACTACATCTACTGGGTTTAGTTTCTTATCAGCGAATGTATCTATTTGTTTTAAATCACCCATTGGGATTTCTGATAATGGTTCTCTGATAGTTGGTGATGGGTGATACTTATCGATACACCTACCATCTAATGTAGTTGCGTTTTTACATTTGTTACCATACACATCAAAATAGATTTCTGTAAATATGTTCTGTGTTCCTGCGTTTCCAACATAAGATACAAAGTATAATTTTTGTTTACCAATTTTTCTAGAAAGTACTTGTCCTTCTTTACCTGATTTTTCAAGTTCTTTTTGTGCATTATCAGGTTTTAAATAAAAGTTTCTCTTTTGTTTCATTAGAGATGCTTTTTTACTTTTCTTCTTCTTTGGTTTTTTCTTTTCTGTTACTTTTGGAATTAGTCTAAATTTAAGAAGTGGTTTATTGTTGATTGTAATATCACCTTTTTCGTTCTTACCAATTGATTTAACAACGATTCTTTTGTTTTTGAACTTACCACCTAATACAGTATCACCTACCTTAATAGGTACTGTTATATTTTCACCTAATGATTTAGCTACTGAGTTATATAGTTCGATTGCTTCATCTTTTTTAAGATGTATTGTATGTGTAGGTATTTGTACATCTTTACCAAATTTGTAAATTGCGGCTGCCCAACGATGATGTCCATCTATTATATAACCATCTTTAAATATGATTAAAGGTTTCATATCAGTAGGTTTGCTATATTTCGCAGCTACTCCTTTTACTTTGGATTTTATTAGTTCTTTTTGAGATTGTTTGAGTTTTATCGCAAGAGACATACCTTTTGTAACCTTAGCTTTACGCTTAGTCATACCGAGTGCCTTACCCAAATTTTGAGTATTCACTTGAGGCATATCTTTTCTGCTATACAAAGGCATATCCTTTTCCCTCTTTTACTGAATTGTAATCTAAAACAGATACTCTTCTGTGAGATTTAGTTTGCGTAAACCCAATCATCAACATTCTACTTATCCAAAACTTTTTGGAGTGATTCAAATGTCATCGGGTTTTCCGAATCATTAACTTCTTCAAGGGATTCTACGACCCTTGCTATCTCTTCACGTACTATTTCTCTAATCTTATCCTTACTTTCATCAGTTATGGTCTTTCCACCATATTTCTTCTCTAAAAGATTCATTAATTTCTCTACGTTTGCCATTAATATCCTCTTTGATTAAATGTAGCCACTTGGACTAATTTGTTTCTTCTTTGTTGTTCCATTTTGAATTGACGTAATCCTTCATTCATATCTTTTTCATATAAAGATTTGTTCTGAGGATTTGAAATCCAATCTTTCCAACCGTATTGTCTTATATTGTTCATACGATTATAAATATGTAATTATTTGGAATAAAGGTTATTTACTACGTTTTCCTTTATGAGAGTCGATTCTATCTAAGATTTCGTTTAGAAGTTCGTTCTTAATGAATCCCGCCATTGATGCGTTTTTGAGAGCTGATACCATTTGGAATACCATAAATGGTGCTATAATTGTTTCGGATAACCAAGATGTACCCTTAAAACCTAATTCGATTGATAGTATAACAGTTAGGATTACTACCCATGCAAACATATTTTTCAGAACTTTGAGAGCTTTATAGGTTTTAAAACCTTCTCTTTTCATTCCTGCGATGATACCAAAGAAACCATCTAATAACAAAACTAACATTACTGCCATATATTGTTCTGCATTACCCATAGTTACATCCATCAAGTATGAACCTATGAAAGCACACGCTCCTGATAATCCCATACCTATCATTAGATAGGTGTTTTTCAATACAACCATATTGTTTTCCATTATTTATAAACTTTTTTGAACTATGTTATTATTTTGCGAACTTTTCTATTCCCGCAATTCCAAAACATCCCAATGTAATCCAAACAAATGAATTATATATGAACTCGTTAATTACTAAGTCTTTTCCGAAGTATCCAGTAGTTAAGTCTACTACTGCAAATAAGGTCATTACTGCGAAAGACATAAACCCTATTACGTTTTTTTCGTTGATATTGTTATCATCCTTAAAAATATTCTTAAATGCCATCCATTTTCTCCCGATATATTTAAACATAATGTAACTCCTTTGTATAACAATAACTATGGTGGATATTAGAATCCACTCATAATTATCTCATCTATTTTATCTTGAACTTCTTCTCTTGTCGCTGCCATCTTAAAACTCAAATCAGCTTGATACCGTTTCTTCTCTTCATCGTACTGAAGAATTAGTACAGTAGGTACAACTACTACTTTCCATTTTTGTTGTAACTTTGGTTTTTTTGCAATATCAATATGTTCAATCTCACAATCTTCCAACTCATCAACCCAATTAACATCGTTAGCCTCATTCCAACCAGCATTAAAATGTAATACTACTACTTGAGCTCCTAATAGGTTACTAAGTAGTATGAATGGTATCAATAAAAACTTTTTCATAGTTATCCCTTATCTTAATTTATCAATCTTCTCTTCAATACGCTTCATATCTTCTTTAAGTTCTTGAACGTCTTCTTGAGTAGTCATGATTGTTTGTCTAATCAATTGGTCTTTCATATCATATTCCATACGAGTAACATCTGGTGGTGGTGCTATTGGAAGTTCTTTTGCTTCTTCTATATCTGCTTGTAATGCGAACCACATACCTACTACTGTTGCAACTCCGACTAAAATCATCGCAATCGTTTTTAAATCTAATGTGATTTTAGTTTCTTCTCCTATTTGTTTAGCCATTTTCTTTTACCCCTTATAATATAATAAAGTTTATACCCATTGAGAAATCGTACCAACTACGATTCCAATATTTGTGGTATTTACCTTCCGTAAATATTCCTAATGATTTTGTAAATCTATATCCAAAAATTAATCCTCCTGAGTAATCTACCCAATTTCCACCATTGTATTTGTGGTAACTGTATTGGTCATCACTTTTTATATGGTATGGCATCACGTTTGCCCAAGAGTGTAACCAAAAATCTTTAGTATATTTGTAATAATCAAATCCAACGACAAAAGAGTATTCTAATTTCGATGGAAGTAATTCTCTTTCTCTATCCACATAATCAGATAGAACCTGAGGAATTACAACAGCTTCCCATACCTCTGTTGAGTTTGCTACAACATTACCATTTGGGTCTAAATATTGAATATTATCTACATCACTAAAATCTACTCCATAACCCATTTCTTGAATTGCTAAGTTAGTAAAATGAATATCACCAGTTTGTAATATCCAATCTGCTAAAGGGTCGAATCCATATGGTTCTGAAATTCTTTGAACTAATCCAGCATTTACAGAAAACTTTCTATTGAATTTATATCTGTATCTCTGAGATGCTTCGAAGTAATTAATATCTGCAAGTTGGTCTTGTAGATATTCAACCTTAACCACATACCAATCACCTATATATCTAAGGAAGTGGTCTTGGCTAAGGAATGTTTTACCTTGCTGCCTTCTAAAATCCCATTCGAATAGATACTCAAATCCTTTTGATTTACTACCAATAGTAGCTGCATCTGAGAATGAGTTTTCAGTACCATTTTTGAATCTATTTTGAATATTTGGTTCGTATCCAAATCTTTGAATTTTTCTAATACCAAATACTGCTGAGTAATCAAATGGGGTTGATGTTCTTGTCGTTGTCAACCCATTTGTTACTGAATATGTTGTTACATCTGAAATTGAGTTAGCCCCATTATAAGCTGCATAAAAAGTAGAGAACTTAAACTCTCTTTTTAATCTCTTTTGAAATTCAGATGGTTTTTTAACTTCTTTCTTTTCTTTTACAACTGGCGATAATGAATCTTGCCCTTGCATAACAAAAGGTATAAAACATAATAAAAATATTAAATTTCTCATCTCTATCTATCCTCTTTTATAATTTTTTTATTGTAGATGTTTCCATCATATTGTATTCTAAGTAAGTAAACTGCGTTTGGATAGTTTGATATATCCACTTCTTCTCTTTTTACTCCTTCACCACTTTGTAGTAATCTACCAGTCAAATCAAATAACATATAACTTACATCTCTTAATGAAGTATTAATAGTTATTTTATCATTTGTTGGATTTGGATAAACTGCAATCTTACTTCCACCTAATTCACTAATATCTAATGGATATCCATCTTCACAATAGTTGTATAGTTCCTGGCAATCTGAATCCCATTCTGTATCACAACAATATGTATCTACATCAATTACCCAAGCGTAACAAGGATTGTTTAACCAATATGGATTACCTGGTCC